AGCAGTTTAGCGTTTTAAGCAGTAGCTAATGTTTAAAAGCGGGGAGCTTAATGTTTAAACGCTGCTTGTGTACAAGTCCCTGAACAAGTCGCATAAAAAATCCCCATGAGCCGAAGCTGATGGGGACTGGGTCTAGACTATCCAGACAATTACTTGGGTAATAATTAGGAAACATACCCCTAAAAACGTACCCTTTATTAATAAAATCATGCGCCGGTCATCTTCATGCCATGTGCCAGACCTGTATGCCTTGTCTCTGCCTCGCTTTGCGTTTAAATATGGATGCTGATCTTTAGTTTCGTCTCGCTTCATAGCTAGTACTCCTCTTCGCGTTCTATCAAAGCCGTGAACAACCACATGCCACGGTCACCACGGTTACCCCACTTCCACTGCCTTCTAGAATCCTCAAGCAGCTTGGATGCCGATGCTATGCCCCTCTTAGCCTGCACCTTTGTCAGGTAAAGATAGGCTGCATCGGTATCGGCTGTCCTCAGATTCAATAAATGCCTGACTTCACATTCATGCCGGAACTTCTCAGTGCTTTTCATTGCTCTTGACCCTAGCCTCATCCAGCGTGTCGGACAGGTACATCATGATCATCTCTTTGCTGACCCCTGCCCTGATGCTGGCGCTGGCTATGAAGGTCACCATCACCGGGATGATATCGTCCAGCGACTCACCGTCTATCGCTGCATCAATCTTCTCGATCAACTCCATAAAGGTTCTGCTCATGATTGCCCCCAGTAACAGTTTGAGTAGGTTGATATCAGGGCAATGGTCAGCGCAATCACCAGCACCACCAGATACCCAGTCACCCCGTCCTGTTTAAACTCATCGTTCATGTTGCCTCCCTCGTGCGGTAGGCAAACCAGCCCCCGTCCCGGCGCTTCCAGATCGTGTATTCAGTCCCGACCCTGAGCCGCTCTCCGCAGCCTTCTGCGTATTCTAGGCTACAGAAATACCCCCGCACCCTCTGGGTATCGATCCTCCTCCCCGTTGTTACAGTGTAGTCATGCCCTGTTTTGAAATGCTTCATGCTTCCTCCAGTTGATGTTCGCGCCAAATATCTACATAGTGATTGATGGTGTCCCAAGTCACGCCATTGCTGGCATCATGCCTATGCTCCATCTCCGCCAGAATTTCCCTAGCATCATCATCACTCATCGGGGCGTGGTCACCTCCAACACAGCCTTGTACGTCAGAGATATGCCATTGCAAAGATATCCAATCTGGTGAAAGTGCTAGATCAAGTTTATTCTGAGCTTCCAAGACAGTGACATCATCGGGTACGTTTAAAGTTATTTGTTTCATACTTTCTCCACGGTGTAATGGTCTATCTTAAAATCAACGCTGTCCCAGCCGCACTCCGCTGCGATCTCCGAGTCAGCGCAATCAGTGTAATAAAAACAAGTGAGCTGATTATTCGCTATCTTACAGTCTGCCGACCACTCAACGACCTCCCCATCATCCTCGCCCGTGGGCTGGCAGCACATGGACTCCACCAATTCCACAGCCTGCTCACCAACCTTAGCCACAGCTTCGCCACGGGTCATCTTGATATTAGTCGCGCTCCCAAGGTCAAACGGGTTGCTCTCAATCAGGTATGGGTTCATAGCGGATACCAAGTTAGGATCGACAGGCAAGATACGGTGAAAATCCAGCTAATCCAAAGCGATTTTGTAAAGTTTGTCATACTGCCTCCAGTTGTTTAAACATCGGGAAGGATTTCCCCCAATGCCCCGGAGGGCATTAGGTGAGAACCTCACAGCTTCTTGCGTACAGTCGTGAGCAGGGCATTAAACGACTTCTCTGCCAACTGCGATACATCTCTCACGCATGTTGCATTCACAAACACCTTGGTGACCTCGTCCGTTGCGATCCCGATAGCGATGATCACGATCCCCAGCTTGTCTGCCAGCTTCTGTAGATGGATCAGGTGATCCTTAACATACCCTTGTGCATCGGTCAGCAAGAATAGAATCTTCCTTCCTTCCGGTCTGCGATGCAAATCCTCAAGCTGTACAGCGATAGCCGAGTAGTCAGGGGTGCAACTGCTGGCGCACTGGTTGATGCCGCCCAGCGCCGTTGTCGCACGTTGTGGTGACACGCCCCACGGCTTGAAGTCGATCAGATGCGGGGTCTCAACAACAGTGCCGCCCTCAAGGATTGTAGGTAGCGAACCCCTAAAGCCTGTCACTGCGAACGGTACACGGGCTTGCTGTAGCACCTTCGACAGGTGTATTGCGACAGCCTGCGCCGTAGCGATGCGGGTGACCCTCCTCTTGCCCTCGCCGTGCCGATCATTCATCGATCCAGAGCAATCGATCAAGATCGATATCGCGCTGGTCTCAGCCTCGACCAACTCCCTGCGAGAGAAGATGTTGCTGCTACCAGCCGCAAACCTCGTCAGCGCTCTACGATCAAGCCTGCCTGACTCTTCCCGGCTCGACCAGCCCACAAAGTCTAACGACTTGAGCAACTTCCTCAAATTGTTTGAGGTAACTCCCAGTCCGCTAGGCTTGTGCGCCAGCACTTCGCTGTATGTGTAATCGCATTGTTCTTTGTGCAGTTCCATTTTATTCTCCTAGTAGAAACGCAGTGATTCCCTTGTGGGCTTGCCGATGCTGGGTCTTGGTTGAAGCTCGTCAGCCAAAGCGGTCAGAGGGGTGAAGCGACTGGAGATCTTCTCGTCAGGCTCAATGCCCCGACCAATCTCTTCGCTCTCGCCATCTGGGTGAGGGTCATCTTCGCCCTTGCCCTGCCCCTGCCCCTCGCCTTCGCCCTCGTCTTGCCCCTCGCTTTCGTCTTGCCCGTTGCCCTCGTCCTCTCCCTTGCCCTCGTCCTCGCCTTCGCCCTCACCAGACTCTGGCTTGCCCTCTGGCTTGCCCTTGGGTTCTGGCTTGTCTTCGGGCGGCTTCTCTGCCTGCGTCTTCTTCAGCCTGCGATACAGTTCAATTGCAATCTTCGCAATCTTCTCCGTGTTCTTAGCCTTCTTTGCAGCAGTCAGCGCCCAGCGTAGATCGGCAGCGTAACGAGACTCATCGAGGATAGCAGGAGCGTCAATGTTGTAGCCGTTTAAACGCCGCCCTTCGATAGCCAGTTGGAACGGGATGTTCTTAAAATCGTCCGGCTCGACGTAGCCATCTTCCAGCACGTTGTTGACCAGCGACTCAAACAGGGCGCGGCTATTAGGTGCGTAGCCTGACTTGATCACTCGCAATTCGATCCTAGGATCTTCAAGCCCATTGATCAGGTTACCGACATATGCGCCATGCTTCGCCCGTGCCAAGTCCCAAGGTTCGTTCTGGGTGAACCAGATATGCCCCAGTTCATGCAGCACATAGCCCAACAGGTCGTTGAACAGCACAACTGGTACGTCCTTGGTCTCGTCAACCGCAGGCAGAATGATATGCGCTTTTCTGCCATCGAACCGAACACCAGCAGTCTTCCCAGTCCATACGATGTCCAACGTCCAACCAGTCTGACCGGAGGCGCTTAACACCCGTTCGAGTGTAGCCTCCAACCCTCTTTTCGCATCAAGTGCCAACATGATTAACCTCCCAGTGATTGTTTAAACGCTACGATATCGATCTGAGCATTGAATACCCCACGCAACTCAGGCTCGCAGTCAGCCGGAAACTTGTTGATGATGGCGTTCACGAAAGCCTGCTCAACAGGCAAGCCCTTCTTAACAGCCCTTGCCCATGCAAATAGTTGGCGCAGTGACGGAGGCTGAGTCAACAGCCCTGCCCTTGCTTTCTCACGCGCTACACCCGCAAACTGGACGATGGCAATCGCGGCATCCAAAGGCAGAGCCGTACGGTTGATAATTAAATTACATTCATCAGCCGCAGACAGGTACTCGAAGCGCAGAGTGAAGCTGAAGCGGTCAAGGAAGGCGCTATTCTGTTCACGCACCCCAGCAAAATTGCCAGACGTATCGCCGTGTCCGTTACTGTTATCAGCACCGAAGAACACTACATGGCTTGCGACTGGAATCCTTTCGCCTGTCTCTGCAATGGCAATGGCACGATGAGGACTGCGCTCACATAGACTGTGCAGAATCGACACCGACTGCGCTCTCGCAAACCCGATCTCATCTAGCAAGATGATGCTGCCGGGATGCTGAATGGCTTGGGTTATTATCCCCGCCTTCCATACCACAGAAGAGTTCTCAATCGTGTTACCGCCAATGAAGTCGGCACGTTCCAAAGCCTCGTCAAAATTGACCCGGAAAAGCCTCCGCTTTAAACGAGCCGCTAACTGGGTCACGAACTCAGTCTTGCCAGTACCACGCTCACCAGCCAACCAGACATTGTCTGGGAGGACATCGTCCAGAGCGATTAGACTCTGGTGTAGGTGCGATGGGTTGAACACATAGTCATCGACCAACTGGGGGGCTTGTGGATCGCCCCAGACCCCTACCAGAAGGTCACCGAAGTCCACGTCACCGTAAGCAGTGACCGGGAAGATATCGCCTGCCCTTGTTAGCTTGAATGCCCCCACGGCATTCGCCACTTGAGTCAGCTTCTCTGGGGTCACTTCAGTACGGAACTGATCAAACAGGTTCGCCAAGGACGCTTGAATATGAGCCTCGTCCGGCTTGCTGATTGCTGCGACACGGGTCTCAAGCTTGCTCGAAAGCTTGGAAAAGTCTGTGCGTAACTGGGCAAGAGCCGTGCCAACATCCGCACTCGTTCTGCCTATCACTGCAAGAGCCGACTCGACCTGAGTAGCTGCACCCTGAGCGGTCGCACTGATAGCGTTCACCTGTTGGCGCAGAGCATCATCTACAACAGCCCCAACGGGTTTGGCTACGGATGCCCTGATCTTCAGCACCTGATCGAGTTCGAGCCTGCCATGCACTAGCAACTCAGTCACAGAGTGCAGTGCGCCTGTCTTGTCAGCAATTGGCAGAACACCAGCCTCCTCTTGTGCTGCATTGAGTTGACCCAGTGACAGTAATGCTAGTTTAGCTTTTAAGTCTTTCATTTTGATTAGCCTCCGAGGTTAGATTACAAATGTGCTACGGTCATTTGGACAGATCGGCAGACCCTGATCAGCCCATGTCTTGGTGATGCGTATCGTGTATCCACAGCTTGGGCAGCAAGCCTTCAGCAGTCTGGTTGTCTGCACCTTGCGACCTGACACGTTTAAACGAGCATGAGGATAAGCACCGATCTGATCGAGCAGATTGGCGAACTTCTCGCGAAACACTTGCCCAGCAACGGTCGCAGTCGGCTTGCCTTCAAGCCAAAGCGCTCTAACACAGGTTCTGAAGCGAGTGCCATGACCATCACCATCGGTTGCTGCGTGAGCCAGTTCATGTACCAGCACAGCAAATACATCGACCTGATCATCGACAGTCGGTGAGATCAGGATCTCGTGACTGCCGTCACTGCTGGCGCTTGGACTCCAATGCTCACCGATACGAGCGTTGTTCGCCTTAGCCCTGCTAGATGGAAAGCCGCACGTCACCCGGATTTTGTCCGGCAGCGGAAAGGATACAGAATCAAACACTGGGCGCAGTTCTGAAACAGCCGCATCCAGCCAGTCTTCACGGTTCTTATGCATGTCATCTCTCCAAATTAGTTGGGAAGGACTTCCCGCTATGCCCATAAGGGCATAACGTGACACCCTCTAGTACGGTGCTTCATCAGCCCCCACATTCGCCAACGCTTCTGCATGTCGCGCTATGGATCGCTGCGTGTTGCTGATATATCTAGATATCTCCCCAATGGCTTCAAGTTTGCCGCTGAGGTGCTGGGTTCTGCCGTATCCCGGTAGGGATTGGCTCTCAGAGGCAACCTCAATCTGCCTTTCTAGTTGTGCTGCAAATGCTTCCAGATGCTCTTCAAGTGCATCAAGTACTTGTGCTGAATGGCTCATGTCATCTCTCCAGTTAGTTGGGAAGGACTTCCCCCAATGCCCATGAGGGCATTAGGTGACACCCTCGTGTCACAGAGACACTGGCAAGTCGATGTAAATACGCCCATCGGTGCCGACATACGCCCTTGGCTCCTGCAAGAGCGCATCCTTTACAGCATCCTCCCACGTTGCCCCTTCACCGAACCCGCAAAGCTGACGTAGACACTGTGTGTTTGTAATAAATACCTTCATTTTATCTCTCCAGTTGGTGGGAAGGATTTCCCGCTATACCCATAAGGGCATAACGTGACCCCCTTGGTCACTCAAAGAGCAGGTTTCAACCTAGATTCGCACTCGTCACAACCGTCCAGTGTCGTGAGTCAAAGCGGTTCATAACTGACCTCATCTCGTTCGCGGCTTCCCAGCCTGCTACTAGCCTTGCCAGTCCAGCGGCAGCACCCCGCTGGTGGTTTACTACAACAACGAAACCGAATCGTACCGAGGTTTAAACATGCTGTCACGCTTTATCTGTTAAACAATTGCATCTAAATGACAAGCCATTGATTACAAGCTGTTCTTAGTTTTGGATAGTAGCGAACAAGACAAGCATGTCTCTTTAGAAGGTCAGTGCTATTTGATCATGTCCCTGATTGATAAGGATAATGAGGTGATAAATCACCCCGCAAACCCATTGGAACAATTCGACTTTGACTAGCTGGGAAGGCATACAACAGGATAAGTACATCCTGATATAGATTACCTTGGTGAGCGTCCAGCGCAGCGAAACGGCATGACATTATCTAGTGCAATTCATGTCGGACATTATCTAAGGCAGTTCATGTCGTAGAGATAGCAAACAAGAGGCATGAGACTGGACATTGTCAGAGACAAATAGCCGCTACAAAGTGCTGTACTTGACACGAGCCGTATAAACAACGAGCGTGATAGCTCATGAGTGATGCTATGAGTACAACGATGAGTATGCAAGCATGGCAATACGAGCCAATGACTATCAAAAGGAACACGATAATGACCAACCCAGACAAAATAAGAACGACTGAATCAGGTGCTATCAGATTGACGGATGATGATAGTAGCATCGAAGGACGAGGCGATTCTAAATGCGAAGCAGAACAGCAAACCGATGTAAGAGTAAACAAGAAGAGAACTAACAGAGGCAGTAAAGAAAAGGATTCTGTCTCAGCCCTTACCAGTACTAAGAAGCCGCTCACCAGACTCACTGCTAATCAGAGAGCATTCGCAGAACATCTAGCAGCAGGCATGAACCAAACAGAAGCCTACATCAAAGCATACAACGTGCGAACAACGAATCGGAATGTCATCTCGATCAATGCAAGTCGGCTGGCACGAGACAACAGAATCAGTATGCTACTAGAGTCGTTCACAGACTCAATAGCCGAGCGGGTTGTAGAGGATTCAGTGAAGACCCGGAGGTTCATACTCGAAGAGTTACACGGTCATGCAAGCAATGCAAAGACTGCCACTGAGAAGCTTCGCGCACTAGAACTAATGGGCAGAGCGATTGGAATGTTCACAGACAAGGTAGAGACCAAGGTCGAAGCCATCAGCACTGAGCAACTAAAGAAGGAACTGCGTAACCATCTAGTACTGTTAGACAACGTCAGACCAATGAAGACAGTAGAGATCATCACTGAAGACGCAATCTGTTTAAACGATGATGACCTGTAGAACGAGGCGCAGAGCCATTCTCCGACCCCACGGTGGTGGTATGAGCCTGTGGTGAGCAGGGACTCCCCTCCGTCTATACGCTATGATCCACTCCCTCTATTCCCTATTTTTTATCTCTTACGAACATTTGTTCTCATCTCCGTAGGGGGGGGTATATTATATTTTTCAGTGGCTTGACACGAACACTTGTTCTCACTAACATAGCCATTCCCATATGGGGTATGGAGGCTGATATGAAGAGACTATTGATTGCGCTGTTGGTAGGGGTAGGTATATACACAGGAATGGTAATGGCTAATACAGATGCCTTTGTATGTGTTCCTGATGGCAGGGGTGGTATGTGCTGCTGGGAGACCACAGTAGAAGGTCCGTTTAGACCAGTGAGCTGCTAATGGAAAGGACATTTAACTTGGATGACTTCTCAGTGCGGTTTAAGTTTGACCTAGATAGACCGTATGAGGGCATTAAGGCGTTCTGGGAGCCTCGTATACCTAACGAGGCAGAGATGCAGCACCTGCTTCCCTTGTATATGGACGTTAGGACGAAGTATGTTGTATCGTTGATAGTGCAGCACCCAAGCGTTATAGACGGACTTACATCTAACTGGAGCGCAACATGAAACAAAGTGAGTGTGAAACATGACATGGACTGTAGAGCTTCATATACACAACCTCACTGAGTACAACATAGACGTTGTTAATAACGATGTAGGGGTTGTTGGGGTAATACCTCCTCAAGGTAACTTCAATTGGTCCACTCAAGACCCTAACAATGCTGACGCATTGAGGTTCTGGATAACTCCTAATGTGTATTACATGCAGGGCGGGGTTAACTTTGGACCAGATGCAGGGGTCTATATTGATCGCGGCTGGATGGAAAAACAGAGTATTGAATTGACCGGTGATGTTAATGGTCATCAGTTTGTCCAGAATGGGAATGGAGGGGCAGAGATAGTTCCTTGGAACGGCTTTGAGGGTGGCGGGACTATCAACATGGTCTTTACCTCAGTTTAATGACAAACAAGCAGCTAGAGATTCTAGAGTTCGTCCAGTCCTTTATAAAGACCAAGGGCTTTGCTCCATCCCTGCAGGATATCGCATCTGGTCTGGGACTGAAGTCTAGGTCAAATATCCACAGACATATCCACATCCTAGAGCAAGAGGGGCGAATTAACATGAAGCCCCATAAGTTCAGGACAATCCGAATAGCCCCATCATTGGATGAGATGTTGTCGATATGAAAGAGTGTGGAACATGAGCGACCTCCTGACCAGAGAAGAGATCACTGGTTACCTGAGTATCCTTGATACCCTGCCTGCTGGTTCCCCGGACATAGAGAAGATAGATCAGCTATTCAAGGCAGATAAGAAAGAACGATGCAGGCAGAACTTCCTGCCCTTTGTCCGTCAGATGTGGGGAGCATTCATCCCCGGCAAGCATCATCAGATCATGGCAGATGCCTTTGAGAGAGTCGCAAGAGGAGAACTTAAGCGGCTGATCATCAACATGCCGCCTCGTCATACAAAGTCAGAGTTTGCTTCCTTTCTATTCCCTTCTTGGTTTCTGGGCTTATACCCAGAAAAGAAGATTATCCAAACAGCCCATACCGCAGAACTTGCCGTAGGGTTTGGTCGGAAGGTCAGAAACTTGGTAGGGTCTGCTGATTATCAAGAAGTCTTCTCGACCAAGCTTCAGTCGGACAGCAAGGCAGCCGGTCGCTGGAATACAAACAAAGGCGGGGATTATTTTGCTATTGGGGTTGGGGGTGCGGTAACAGGTAAAGGGGCAGATGTCCTTATCATCGATGACCCTCATTCAGAACAGGAAGCGATGCAAGGAACCCCGCAGGTGTATGATCGGGTATTCGAGTGGTATTCATCCGGTCCTAGACAGCGTCTGCAGCCGGGAGGAGCCATTGTTATAGTTATGTGTATGGTTGGAAGCACCCGTGTGCTTATGTCTGATGGGACAGAAAAGCCATTACGGGATATTTGTATTGGTGATTTGGTGGCAACCTATGAATATGGGGTACTTACCACAGCCAAGATAAACAATTGGCAGTCAAGTGGTATTGATTCCATATATACAGTAAAGACGCAATCTGGCAGAATACTTCAAGCAAACGCGAGGCATCCGTTTCTTGTTGATTTTTCTGGAGGGCGCAAATGGATTCAACTGAAAGACCTAAAGCCGAATATGTTGCTTGTAGCAACGAAGGCTGCAACAGAACCGCCAGATCTCAAACAATACCCGGACTCTGCTCTGCTTGCCAAGCAAGAAGAAGTTACCATAAGAAAAACCCGGAAGCCCCGTACCGTCCAATCGGGCATCATGGGAAATGGAAAGGGAAAGACTGCTGGCACTGCAATTCCCACCCTGCTAAAGCCAAAGGATTATGTGGTTACTGCTATTCAAAGCAGTACCCTCCAGAAAAGCCAACCCCAGAGAAAAGCAGAGCGCGGCGTATTAAACATAGGTACGGAATTACCAGCGAGGAGTATGACCGCATGGTTGCGGAGCGCGGCAACCTGTGCGATGTCTGCGGGGAGCTGCCTTCTACAAAAAATACAAGGGCGCATTGGAACGGGAAGTTATGTATCGACCATAACCATGCCACCGGAGTTGTCAGAGGATTGCTCTGCAATGACTGCAACCTTGCCGTTGGATATGGCAAAACACCAGAAAAATTACAACGAGCCGCTGAATACCTACAGCGTCATTCTGGATAAGATAACCAGCATAACGCCTTCTGGAGAAGAAGAAGTTTTTGATGTTGAGGTAGATAGGACTGAGAATTTCATTGCAAATGGGGTTGTTAGCCATAATACTAGATGGAGCAAAAGAGACTTAACAGGTCAGATCCTTAACAATGCCATCAAGAGAGACTTGGAAGACTGGGAGGTTATAGAGCTACCCGCTCTTCTTCCTAGCGGCAAGCCCTTGTGGGCTGAGTTCTGGAAGCAAACAGAACTAGAGGCTATCAAGGCAGAACTCCCAGTAGCTAAGTGGGAAGCGCAGTACCAGCAGAACCCCACCTCAGAGGGTGGGGCTATCATCAAGCGGGAGATGTGGAAGATCTGGGATAGAGAGAAACCCCCAGAGGTTGACTACATTATCCAGTCTTGGGATACCGCATTCGAGAAAACCAACAGGGCAGATTATTCCGCATGTACAACATGGGGAGTCTTCTATAGGGAAATAGACGGAATTGAACAAGCTAATATTATCGTGCTTGATGCGTTTAAAGAGCGTATGGAGTTCCCAGAACTCAAGCGTACAGCCTATGATCTATGGAAGGAATGGAACCCTGACACCCTCTTGGTGGAGAAGAAAGCAGCGGGTGCGCCGTTAATATATGAGCTGAGAAAGGCAGGTCTGCCTGTTTCGGAATATACACCGGGGAAAGGGTCAGATAAGATAGCGCGTGTAAACGCAGTGTCAGATCTATTTGCATCAGGAATGGTATGGCGACCAGATACAAGATGGGCAGATGAATTGGTAGAGGAGGTGGCTTCCTTTCCTAATGGGGACCATGATGACTTGGTTGATTCAACCACCCAAGCATTGCTCAGATTTAGACGAGGCGGCTTTATTCATCTCTCCTCAGATGAGGAAGATAAAATGTTTATTCCAAAGAAGGCAGCGTATTACTAAGTGGGTAAAAATATCTCTAGAACCAAAAGACCTCTTGGACATAGGGACGGTCAGAGGATATCTATTGTGGCATCTTTATGGAATAAAAAGATTCCTAGAAGACCCAGCAAAATGGTTACGCAGACAACAGAAGCTAAGAAGGACAAATAAGTATTTATTAGAACTGGCAAAGCAGAAAATGCCAATGTATGACCCTCCGTCTACAGACGAAGTTAAAGACTTTATCCACCAGTCAAAAAATAGGAAGATAAATCATGGCGATTAGTAAATCATTATA